TTTGAGGCTGCAAAGCGAAAAGAAAAAGAGGGCCGATTAAACACCACCGTTTATTTGCGGTACGAATGTACGTAGTAAATAAGCCTTTTTAGCTTGTTTGGGCTGAATTTTGTGTGACTACACGCATAAATGAGCCTACTATCCAAAATAGCTAACCTGTTCTTTGTTCAAGAAGAACGAAGCAGTTTACAAAGCCCTCCCGAGTGGCTTTATTCGTTGCTTGGTGGCTCAAAAACACGCGCTGGCGTTTCTGTAAACACTGAAACAGCATTGGCCCACGCAGCTGTTTACGCATGTAGCAAGGTATTGGCTGAATCAGTGGCCTCTTTGCCGCTTGAACTTTTCCGATCTTCTGAAAAAGCAACAGAAGCCATACCAAGTGACCCCCGTCACATTCTTTTGAACAGGGAGCCGTCTGAGCTTTACACCTCTTTTGATTTTCGTTGCGCCGCAATGATGCACATTTGCCTACATGGCAACTTTTATGCGCTCATAGAAAGGGACGGGAATAGGCGGCCTATATCACTGCAAATACTTTCCCCTAAGGATGTTATCCCTGAGTTAGACCCTGAAAAAAAGCTATGGTATCGAATAAACGGCTATAAATTACCTGTTCGCCCCCGCGACATTATTCACATTAAGGCGCTTTCTACTGATGGTATTGTTGGTAGGTCTCCAATTACGCTTTTTAAGGAAACCATTGGGCTCGGCATTGCGACAACCGAAACACAGGGCAGCCTTTGGTCAAACGGCATACAATCGCAAGGGTATTTGAAGCACCCCGCTAAAATGACCCCTGAGCAAGTAATGGATATTCGGGAAAATTTCCGATTGAACTATGCGGGCAAAGAGAATGCGGGCAAAACCCCTGTATTGCAAGGCGGCATGGAGTATGTGCCATTGGCGTTAAAGCCTTCTGATGCGCTTTTTATTGAAACGGCCAAATTGAGCCGTCAAGACATTTGTAGTATTTATCGTGTGCCACCGCACATGATAGGCGATTTAGAGCGCTCTACCAACAACAACATCGAACACCAATCCCTCGAATTTGTACGTGACACCTTGCGCCCTATCTTGAAAAATTGGGAGCAGGAGTTAAATAGAAAGCTCCTTTTTGATAACGAAAAGGGCACCAAGTTTTTCCGCTTCAATGTTGATGCGCTTTTGCGCGGCGATACAAAAAGCAGGGGTGAGTTCTTTTCACGTGCGCTTGGCAGCGTATCTACACCCGCATGGATGACCCCTAACGAAGTCCGATCAATTGAGAACATGAACCCGATTGACGGCGGCGACGTGCTTTATTCCCCAACAATGAACAAAACAACCGACCCAGCCGACAGTGGCGCAGGTCAACAAACAGATACTGACAATGAAGAAGGAGAACCAGCAGCAGCAGGCGAATGAAGTTGAGCGGCGCTTTGTGCAATCTGATTTTGAATTGCGTGCATCTGGCGAAGACCAGAAGCAGACACTAAAGGGCTACGCCCTCCGCTTTGGATCTATTTACGATATGGGGTGGTTTACGGAAGAAGTTGACAGCCGCGCCCTTAGTGGCGCAAACATGGAGGATGTCCGTATTTTATTCAACCATGATTCCAGCCTTATACTTGGCCGCACCGCAGCAAAAACCGCCCGTGTTGGTGTTGATTCTGTTGGCATGTGGTACGAAGTTGAGTTGCCAAATTCACCGAACGGCGAAAATGTGCGTGAGGCGGTTTCCAGGGGTGATGTATCTCAAAGCTCATGGGGTTTTAAGATCCGCACAGACTCAACAGGCCGCCGAATTGGCGATAAATGGGAGATGCGAAACGGAAAAGAACACCGAGTACTTACCGACATTTCAGAGGTATTTGACGCTTCGCCCGTCACTTTCCCCGCCAACCCTGATACAAGCGTTGCAAAAAGAAGCCGTGACGCATTTTCGGCGCAAAAAGAAGAAAGTAGTCAACCGGATATGTCCGGCACATACGAAAGATTAACCCGTGCGCTCGAACGCAAGGCGGAAACTCAAACACAAAAATAAACACATGGTAACAGGAATGCAGAGCGCGTACGATGAACGCGCCAAACTTATCACCCAGATGCAGTCAATTACGGGCGCAGCTGCCAAAGAGGCGCGGGCAATGACAGCAGAAGAAATTGCCACTTTCGACAAGATTGAGGCAGAGGAGGCGGCGTTAACCCGCACAATCAAAGCCCATGAAGATACTGAAAAGAGGGTGGCAGAACAGGCGGGCCGTCACTTTGAGCAGATGGACGCAACCGGACAAAAGTGGACATCAACCACCACCGAAGACAGGGGTAAAAAAGATGCCTACCAGGAGGCTTATATCCAGTACGCAAAGCGCGGCCTGGGTTCGCTCAATGCCGAACAGCGCAGCCTTTTGCAAACCCGTGGCACCTCTACTCAAGTGGTTGGTACCGACAGCCTTGGTGGCTACCTTGCGCCGGACACCTGGCAGCCTGAAATTGAAAAAGCGATGCTTGATTATTCGGGCATTATGCAAGCTGCCAGAATTTTGCGCACATCAACAGGTGTGCCGCTTTTTTGGCCAACCGAAGACGATACCACCACCTTGGCCGTGAAAACCGCTGAGGCCGCCGACGCTACCGTTGCAGACCTTACTTTTGCCCAAAAGCAATTGGATGCGTACAAATATACGTCGTTAATGAAAGTTTCAGACGAACTTTTGCAAGACAGCGCGTATGATATTGTAGCTGAAATCACCGCCGCTTTTGCACCTCGCTTTGGCCGCTTGATTAACCAGCAATGCACGGTTGGCGACGGCTCTGGAGACCCGAACGGCGTTGTAACAGCGTCAACCCTTGGCAAAACTACGGCTTCGGCTACTGCATTCACGTTTGCCGAAGTACTGGACTTAAAGCACTCCATTGACCCCGCCTACCGCAATTCGCCGAGTTTTGGCTTTATGTTCCACGACGCGGTTTTGGCGTACATCAAAAAACTATCCATTGGTACAGGTGATGCCCGTCCGCTTTGGCAGCCGTCATTCCGAGAAGGTGCGCCGGACATGGTTGATGGTACAAGGTACTGGATAAATCAGTCCATGGATTCAACCGTAAATGCAACTTCAAAGCTGATGCTTTGCGGCGACTTCAATAAGTACATTATTCGCGTCGTGCAAGACCTTACAATCCGCCGCCTTGACGAGCTTTATGCCGTGTCTGGCTTGGTTGGATTCAAGGCCGCAATGCGCATGGATGGCGAGCTTATTAACGACGCTGCCATTAAACACCTTATCACTGCTGCGTAATGGCCACGATAAAAATTCAGGTTCTTGACTCATTGGTAGGTACTGACTTTACATACCCAAAAGGGTTGATTGTTGATGCTCCAGAAGAAAGGGCCAAAGAGCTTGTTCGGGCGGGTTTAGCCATTTTGGTTGACCCGCCTAAGCAGGCGTTTGAAAGGCCAGAGGCTGCAATGTCGCAAAAAGAGACACGTAAAAAGAAATGAGGCCGGAAAGCACATACACTGGTTTAACTGTAACAAGAAGCACGCAACTACCCGTATCGTATGAAGATGCGCGGAGGCAATTGCGGCTTGATGATATTACAGAAGACAAACTCTATGTGCAATCGCTCATTTATTCGGTTTGTGAATACGTTGAACGTGTTTATGGGCTTGCTCTTTTGACGCAAACTGTTGTTGAAAAACACAGCGGTTTCCCGTCTGATGATAAGGCCCCGATGTATGTTCATTTGCGGCCTGGGGCATCTGTTGAAAGTGTGACTTACTTGAATCTTAGCAATGTATCTACGCCACTTACAGGCTTTGGGTATGCAAAGACGGGCGACAAGCTCTTTGTTACACAGCCATTTGGCACATCATGGCCAACAGAGGTAGCAGAAAGGCCGGACGCTGTTACAATCACATATACCGCTGGATTTGGCGCTACACAAGGTTCGATACCTGCGAATATTCGCTTGGCGGTAATGAATTTAATAGGGCATTTTGATGCAAACAGGGAAAACCCTGTTTTGGAGAAAACGACCGCTTTTGATACCCTTTTGTCGCCTCATTTTCATTATCTGACATGAACAAAGCGATAAACCTTGGACACCTTAATCGCCGCATACTGATACAAGAAGAAACGGCAAGCAGGGGACAGTGGACAAGAAATATTAAACTGGACAACCCTGCACGACTGCTGGGCAAAGGTTGATTATCCAAACATAGGAAGCGGCGAAGAAGTACAGAACGATCAAGTAATTGTAACGACAAGAACAGATTTTACCATTCGATATAGGGCTGGACTTGATGAAAAAATGAGGGTTGTTTACCAGGGGGCAAATTATAGTATTGCCAATATTTCAGAAATCGAAAGGCGGCACTTTTTGTTGCTTCAATGTTTTAAAATAGTATGAACGTAGGTAAATACATATATACGAAGCTCAGTACAGATACGGCAGTGTCTAATCTGGTTAGTAACCGTATTTACCCCGTCATGATGGCCGAAAAAACGGCCTTCCCTGCTATTGTTTACACGGTAAACACCACTCCAAAAGACACTCAAAAAGACAGGCCAACCGATCATGATAGGGAGGTTGTTACCTTCCGTTTTTGGGCGGACATTCAGCAGGGGGCGGATGGTTACGGTAAAACGACGGCAATAGATTTGGCTGTAAGGGCGGCCCTTGATTTTAATGAAGGCACACTGTCTGGTGTTATTGTCGAGCATTGTCACTTTGACGGAAGCGAAGACATTGTAAGCGAAGACAGGTTATTGATAGGGCGACAAGCCAATTACACTTTTATAACAAAAAGGTAATGGATTTGGAGATCCAAAAAGGCATAAATACGGCGATAAAAAAGCTGCAAGGGATTGACCCGTACTTGAAAAGAAGTATAGGCGCTGACCTTGGCGTTGCTGCAAAGCCATTAATTGCGGCAATCAAGGCGGCGGCCCCCGTAAGCTCAAAAGCGCACAGTCGGTACAGTGCTGGGAAGGTTGTGGCGACATACAAGCCTGGCAATTTGCGTCGCTCAATCCAGCGGCTTCCATTAAGGCGGGCAAAGTCTGCGATTTACATTGGCCCACGGGCAAGGGGTGGAAATCCAGACGGTTATTATGCGCCATTTCTTGAATATGGCACTCAAAATATGTCTGCCAGGCCATTTATCGGCCCTGCTGCCAAAGCGGCGCTACCTGGTGCCGCAAGAACCGCCCTTGAACTACTTAAACGCAGAATTGAAACCTACACAAAATGAAAGTACAATACATAGTCGATTATACAGACGAATTTGGGATGTGTTACAAATGTGGATGGACAGCCGAACACACAGACCAAGAAGCGCAGCGCCGAATTGATAAGGGGCTTTGCGTTAAAGCGCCTGATGATACACGCGCAAGAAAGCAGACTATAATTATCAATAGTTGCATAACCCCAGAACAAGAAACGACACAAATTGCCCAGAAGGCAGACACAAAAACAAAAAACAAATAACACATGGCTACGACCGGAACAGTATTAGCAAAAAACATGAAGCTGTATGTTGGGGCGGCGGCGATAACCTGCCAAACCGACGCAACGCTTTCAATGAGTACCAACATGTTTGAGACCACCTGTAAAGACAGTGGCGCAAACGCGTCATTTTTCCCTGGCTCAAAAAGCTGGACGGCGGGGGGCTCTGCAAACCTTGCCTTTGATGCTACTTATGGACTGAGTGAACTGCAAGAAGCATGGGAGGCTCAAACAGCCCTTGCAGTTGTTTTTCAAACCAGCGTCACGGGTGAAAAAGTTATCTGG